GGAGGACGGCGGCATCGACAAGGACGGCGTTGTGGAGATTCGGCGCGGCGTGGACGATTTGAGCCTCGGCGAGTCGCACTATGCACAGATCCGCATTCTTGTGGATGGAACACACTACATCAAGGGCATGGCGGTTTATTCCGACGACCTGCCCGACGGCGTTGACGTGATGTTCAACACCAACAAGGCGAAGGGCACGCCGACGATGAAGGTGCTGAAGCCGATCAAGGATGATCCGACGAATCCGTTTGGGTCACTCATCAAGGAGGGCGTCGTTGACCCCGATAAAGGCGATGGACAAAAGGGCGGACAGAGCTATTACTACGACAAAAATGGTAAGAAGCAGCTTTCTCTTATCAACAAGCGCGCCGAAGAGGGTGACTGGGGTGAATGGAGCGATCGACTCCCCTCTCAGTTTCTTTCAAAGCAGAGCCTGAGCCTTATCAAAAAACAGCTCAACTTGGCTTCCGCCGATAAACAGGCCGAGTTTGATGAGATCTGCTCCCTGCCGAACCCAACTTTGAAAAAAGTCCTGTTGAAATCATTTTCTGACGACTGTGATGCGGCTGCGGTTCACTTACAGGCAGCGGCGCTTCCCCGTCAGAAGTATCAGGTCATTCTTCCGTTGACCTCTATCAAGGACAATGAAGTGTATGCCCCGAACTACAAAGACGGCGAAACGGTCGCGCTGATCCGTTACCCGCATGGCGGCACCTTTGAAATCCCGATCCTAACTGTGAACAACAAGCAGGCTGAGGGAAAAAGAGTTCTCGGAAACACCCCTGCCGATGCCATCGGTATCAACTCTAAGGTTGCCGGCCGGCTTTCCGGCGCGGACTTTGACGGCGACACCGTTATGGTGATCCCCTGCAACTCTTCCAAGAGCAAGGTGCGTATTACCTCTACTGCGGCTTTGAAAGGGCTTGAGGGGTTCGACCCGAAGCTTGATTACGGAGCCGATTCCGGCGACCCGGTCAGAGTGGACAGCAAGGGTCGTGAGTATTACAGCCGCGGCGGCAAGGTCTTTCAGCGGATGAACAACACTCAGACGGAGATGGGTAAGATCTCGAACCTCATCACCGATATGACCTTAAAGGGTGCTCCTCCCGATGAGCTGGCAAGGGCTGTTCGGCATTCGATGGTCGTCATCGACGCCGAGAAGCACAAGCTGGACTATAAGCAGAGCGAGACCGATAACGGCATCATTGCGTTGAAGAAGAAGTACCAGGCTCATGCCGACGACGAGGGCTATGGGGGTGCTTCGACTTTAATATCCCGGGCCTCTTCCAAACAGGTCGTGCTGAAGCGGAAGGGTTCGCCTATGATCGACCCCGATACCGGCGAGCAGAGCTGGAAGTCCGTTCGTGAGGAGTACACCGACAAGAGTGGAAAGAAGCAGGTGCGGACACAGGACAGTACAAAAATGGCGGAAACCATAGATGCCTATTCCCTGTCCTCCGGCACCCCCCAGGAACAGCTTTATGCGGACTATGCCAACAAGATGAAGTCCCTCGGTAATCAGGCCCGCAAGGAGATGGTCCATACCGGCAAGATCGAATACAGCGCCTCCGCCAAGGAAACTTATCTGCCTGAATACAAGTCGCTGACCGCAAAGCTGAACATCGCTTTGAAGAATGCGCCTCGTGAGCGGCAGGCCCAGGTCATCGCTAACTCCGTGGTGACGGCAAAGGAGCAGGAAAACCCCGACATGACCAAATCTGAAAAGAAGAAAGCCAAGTCGCAGGCCCTCTCTGCCGCCCGCACCTCTGTCGGAGCCAAGCGCGAGAACATCAAGATCACAGACCGCGAATGGGAAGCAATTCAAGCCGGAGCAATCAGCGAGAATAAGCTGTATCAGATCTTGAACAACACCGACATCGACGATCTCAGGGCGCGCTCTATGCCGCGCACCACAACGACGCTCAGCCAGGCAAAGGTCAACAAGATCAAGTCGATGCAGGCTTCCGGTTACAGCACATCTGAAATCGCGGAAGATCTTGGCATTTCTTCTTCGACTGTTACAAAGTACCTCAAAGGAAAGGAGTGAGCTTTCAAATGGCAAGGAAATGCGCTTTAACAACAGTTGACAATCCTTACAATCCTTTCGAGCAGTTCACTTCTTGGCTCCTCTATGACGAGGAGAAGGGGTACCATACCTGTGCTTATTTGGGAAGAATTGCCCGAACATCGAGTCAGTTGACCGAAGATGAGAACGATTTGGAAGTTGAACGCGCGATTGACGAAATCATCAAGTACGACTTCCGGAACATCTATCGAAAAGTTATACAAACCGCATCGTAAAATAATCAATGAATGAACTGTTTTCCGGAAAACAATCTTTGTCGTGTCTTTCCATTAGAGGATAGCTGATACATCAAGGTATAGGGGGAGGGTCTCTAAAATTGCACCCCCTCCCTGTATCGCGAGTGTCTTCGGAAATTCTCCGGGGGAGATTTTTGTAAAGCAGTTTTGGGGCCGGGAGGGATATTTTCACTTTCCGGAGCGGCGACGTTTCAAAGGACCCACAGAGCTTAATACGGCAGCCAAGATGATGGATCTTGCCTCCTTCTTTTTTCTCCTTTCAAAAGAGATGCTGCAATGCTCTGCGGGTTCTTTGAAGCGCCGCCGCAAACTTTAGGAAAAGACCTCGGATAGTCAGAAAAACCCAAGCAATACCACATGATATTTTCAGAAAAGGAGGCAGCAAGGGAATGCGAAAAGCCAAGGCTGCGGATTGCCAGAGTTCTCGGAAAAAGATGCGGCCGGCTTTGACACCGGAAGCCAGAGAAAACCAGATGATCTCGCTGGCCGTCGACCTTGCTGAGAAACAGTTGATGGAGGGGACTGCGTCTTCGCAGGTCATTACTCACTACTTAAAGCTCGGCTCAACTAAAGAGCGTATCGAAAAAGAGATCCTTGAAAAGCAGAAAGAGCTGATCGACGCGAAGACGCAGTCCCTGAAATCTGCACAGCGATTGGAAGAACTTTATAAGAATGCATATGAAGCCATGAAGCAATACAGCGGACAAGGCGGTGACGAGGATGATTAAGACCTATTCGGAGTTATCCCGCCTTTTCACTTTTGCGGAACGGTTTCGGTATTTGAAGTTGGACGGAGCTGTCGGGCAGGATACCTTCGGATTCGACCGTTATCTGAACCAGCTTTTCTATCGCTCGCAGAAATGGAAGGATGTACGCAACCTTGTTCTTATCCGGGACAACGGCTGTGACCTCGGTCTCGACGGTTATGAGATTGGCGGTAAAATCCTAATCCATCACATGAACCCAATCACACGAGAGGACATCCGGACACTCAGCGACAATCTGCTGAACCCGGAGTATCTGATCTGTGTGAGTCACAAAACACATAATGCAATTCATTACGGCGATGAGGGGATGCTTGCGCATTCCCCCGTTGAGCGGGCGAGAAACGATACCTGCCCGTGGAAGCAAATAAGATAGGAGGCAAGTTATGGAGAGTATCCTGACTTCTATCAAGAAGTCGTTGGGGATCGGAGCAGAGTACACTCATTTCGACGACATTCTCGTTTTCCATATCAACTCCGTATTCTCCATTCTGACACAACTTGGTGTCGGCCCCTCCAAAGGCTTTTCAATCAGCGACAGCAGCGCGGCATGGGACGATTATATCCCCAACGGCGAGACACTTCAGTTTGTCAAGACTTACATGAGTTTGAAGGTCAAGCTGATTTTCGACCCACCGCTGGTGGCTGCTGTTCTGGAAGCGGCGAAAGCGCAGATATCCGAGCTGGAGTGGCGGATTCAGGTCGCAGCTGAAACAGAGAATACAAGCGGTGGAGACGCCGATCCCTACACCGGAGAATACGAGGTCGTTCCCAAAGCGTTTTCCTCGCAGACATTGGAGACTGCCAACAAGGTACTCGATGAGAATGTTGTTGTAGCGGAAGTTCCATATTTTGAGACCTCGAATACCTCCGCAGGGAAAACTGCCTACATCGCAAGGGAGGGAAATCTAAGATGAATAACCCGACATTAGTACATCACGGCGTTATCGGCATGAAGTGGGGCGTGCGCCGTTATCAGAACAAAGACGGCAGTCTGACTTCTGCGGGTCAAAAGCGGTACGACCGCGACCAACGTGAGAACGCTGCCAAGAAGAAGGAAAACCGCATTGACGTCAGCACGCCAGATCCGAAGCGCTGGGCTAAGGAAGATCTGGAGCGGAGCAAGCGGCTTGTGGACACCAGTTCGGGCCTTGTCAATCAGGTAAAGAGTATCGAGCGAAGCAGCGCGCCGAAAGCCAGAAAGACTCGCATGGACCTTTCTAAGATGAGCGATCAGGAGATGCGGGCGCAGATCAACCGCGAACTGCTGGAACGGCAGTACAATGATCTGTTCGCCAAGCCGGAAGCAGCTAAGGTATCCAAAGGACGCACTGCTGTCAGAGAGACGCTTGAGGTGGCAGGAGGCGTGCTGACAGTTGGAAGTTCTGCGCTGGGCATTGCGCTGGCAATCAAAGAATTAAAGGGCTGAGGTGAGCGTTCGTGGCATTATCGAATACAGCCGTTCCAAAGTATTACGGCATGTTTCGGGATGCCGTGATGCGCGGAGAGATTCCAGTCAACAAAGAGATCTCCATGGAGATGAATCGAATTGATGACCTGATCGCCAACCCGGGCATCTATTACGACGGCGAAGTGGTAGAGGGCTGGATTAAGTATTGCGAAGAAGAATTGACGCTGACTGACGGCTCTGACCTGAAGCTGCTCGACAGCTTTAAGCTTTGGGGCGAACAGGTCTTTGGTTGGTATTACTTTGTGGAGCGCAGCGTGTATGAGCCGAATGAAGATGGGCACGGCGGGCACTACGTCCGCAAATCCATCAAGAAACGGCTTATCAACAAGCAATACCTGATCGTCGCCCGCGGCGCCGCCAAGTCGCAGTATGAGTCCTACATCCAGAGTTACTATCT